TCTACAAACAAACGCAAACGTGGCAGACCAGCGATGAAAAAGGGTATTGGCGAGACCACTACGTTTAAACAACTTAATGCTGAAGCTGGCAGAGTAGCTAAAAAAGAACGTGAGCTTGCTCTATTAAGAGAACACGCTGAACTCTTAATGGAGCGCAGTACGCTTAAGGTTAAAGTTGCCAATCTTGAACATCAAGCCATTGGTTATCGTGCGGTTATTTCTTATCTTGAACACCAGTTAGGAAAAAAATGAATGCACTTCAATTTGAGGCAGTCAAAATAGCTTTAAAGCAAGATAAGACTGGATTCGTATTGACGTTAAACATTCATCCCGATGAAATCCCCGATGAGTTAATGCGGGATTTTGTTGGGTCAAGATATGGTGTAGCGATGGTACGCATCGAGGACAACGAGACCGCCAAGCATTACGACAACCGTGTTAAAAAAGCGGGCATCTTATGTCGGTCTAGAACATTCCAAGCATGGCTTAAACAAGAAAATGCATTGACCATTGATAACGAAGACGATGCGGTAGAGGCAATCCATAGGATCTGTCATATTTCTTCTCGCACCGAACTTAATGGCAACAAAGATGCTCAACAAAAATTTGACGAAATGGTAGAAGATTATGAACGATGGAACGAAGAAGAACCGTTTTAAAAACATTGTGCCAGTAATGGTCTACATAGAGCCTATCGAAAGGGATAGAGTCTTTGCGTTTGCAAAGAAGTGTGGAATTAGCGTTGCTCAATTGGCAAGGGAGGCATTCAAAATGCGTATGGCTGGTAGCAATGACCCGTTTAACAAAGGATTTAATCAAGGTTTAAACGAGGCTATGCGCATTGTTAATGCTTGCGAGGGAGCAACAATGATGTTTCCATCGGGTAAGTCGTTTGCCAAAATTGTTTGCGATGACATAGAGAAGTTTTTGCGGGATAGCAAAGATGAATGAACAAGACTTGCGGGATTGCTTTGCTATGTTTGCATTGAATGGAATTTTGTCATGCGACTACTCGGTAGATGAGTCTCCCGCAGTTTTAGCATATAAATACGCAGATGAAATGTTAGAGGCACGGAGGATCAATGACGATGATGGCATTGTTTCAATTAAAAAAAGGGCGAGGAAACCAAAATGAACGCATTCTTTGAACGTGTTGTTTATGGCATTACTGTATTTACTTTAATTGTTTTATGTGTTGCCATTAGGATTGGGTCTGCCAAGGCGCAAACTGCATGGGAATACACTCCATACAACTACAAAAACGCTGAATACAATTATGCTAATAGTGAGTATAACTATGCCAATAGTCAGTACAACTGGGAGAATGCTCAGTACAACTACAACTCTAGGAACGGTGTGTACGACAACGAAGGCGATCGCATTGCTTACGCTAAACGCAATAGCGATGGAACTGTTAATGTTTTTAACAACGATGGCAACCGTATTGGTTACACCAAATGAACACTATTGAGTTCGGTGACTGCCGAGACATTATGGAAAAATGGCATCAGCGAGGCATCAAGGTGCAGACTTGTGTGACTTCTCCCCCTTACTTCGGTCTTCGGGACTATGGAATCGATGGGCAGATTGGACTTGAGCAAACCGTTGATGAGTATGTGGCGGCTATCGTTGAGGTGTTTAAACGGGTTAAAGATATTCTGGCGGATGATGGGACGCTTTGGTTAAATCTTGGCGATAGCTATTACAACTACCGCTCAGGTAAGGGTCAGGCTTTGGTTAAACAAACGGTATCCAATAATCTTCAAGACCTACCGCAATTGTGTGCAAGACGAGGAAACAAACAGGCGGGGCTAAAAGAAAAAGACCTCATAGGAATCCCTTGGCGGGTCGCCTTTGCGTTGCAAGCGGATGGTTGGTATCTACGTCAGGACATCATTTGGAGCAAGCCTAATCCAATGCCTGAGTCCGTGCGGGATAGATGCACGAAGAGCCATGAATACATCTTTCTTCTTACTAAGAATTCTAAGTACTACTTTGATAACGAGGCTATTAAAGAGCCAGTTAAAGAAGATTGGGGGACAAGGGACAGATCAGAGGGAAAGTACCATAACGAAGGATCAGGGCTTAGTCCTCATTCGGGACTAGAAAAGTCTTATGAAATGGCTAACAAACGATCTGTGTGGACGGTTACTACCAAACCTTTTAAGGGCGCACACTTTGCGGTCTATCCTCCCGAATTAATTGAACCTTGCATTATGTCAGGATCAAAAGTAGGTGACATAGTGCTTGATCCATTTATGGGTTCAGGAACTACGGCTGCCGTAGCACAGCGTTTAAACAGGCAGTACTTAGGCTGCGAGTTAAATACAGAATATCAAGACTTGCAAAAAGAAAGACTTAAACAACCATCATTGGAGTTGCTATGAGTAATAACTATAGAGACGGTGGTAAAGGGGATAAGCCAAGACCATTTAACGTAGGTTTAGAAAAATTTGCCGAAAACTTTGATTTAATTTTTGGTGGCAAAAAGAAAGTAAAAGTAGAGGAAGTTGATGATGGTGTTTATGTAGTAGAAATTTCTAATAAGGAGAAAGAAGATGGATATAACAGTAAAAATTACCAAGGAGAATAAAGATGGTTCGGCTGACGCTATCGTCCGATTCGACAAGCAAGGGCTTGAAACGCTTGTCCAATGGGGGCTTATCAGTATGCTTAAAAAGGGACTTAATGAGTATGCCACTGCCGACCAAATTGCTAGTAGAACTTCTAGTACAAATACAAGTAGAAGAGAACCTACGATTAAACCAGCAGTTAAAAAAACTTCTAAAAAGAAGGTGATTAAAAAATGACTTGGAATCTACGACTGGTAAAAATGGAGTCTGAAGAGTTTCCTGATGAAAAGTACGTAGAAGTTCGAGAAGTTTATTACGACCAGCTTGGGAAACCATTGGGACATTGCACCGCTTCAATGGGCGGGGAAGATGCAAAAGAAATTAAGCAGTACTTGATGTGGGCTATGGAAGCCTTAGATAAACCAACCTTAACTTTTGGGGAATAACATGACAACATTTACAACTGAAGATCGTTTAAACGCAAGCAATGTCCCGTATACAACACCAACTGGGATACAAATGGGTAAATATTACCAAAAGCCTATGTATGTCGAGGAGGATCGGGATATGTTATTGGTTCAATCTTGTTTAATTAAAGATCCCAAAATGCTTCGCAGACAATACTGGACAAATGTTGCCTATTTCACTGCATTATTTTTTGTTATTTTAGCCATTGTGTTGGTAAACAAATGAACGAAAATAATTTTAAAATGAAGGGTGAACCAATTCCTTTTGGGGGGTGGATTCAACATAGCGATGATACGGTTACAAAACTTGAACAAGTTAATCACCCAAAACATTACACATCCCATCCATCAGGAGTGGAATGCATTCAAATTACCGAACACATGGGATTTAATCTTGGCAATGCTATTAAGTATGTATGGCGAGCAGACGAGAAGAACGATGCAATAGAAGATTTGCGTAAAGCAATTTGGTATATCCAACGTGAAATTTCAAAGAGGATCAAATGATCATTACATTGACTCCCGCAGAAATTCAAATGGCGGCTTTAGTGGGTTCTCAAAGAGTGATTGAAAGCATTAAATGGGGTGCTAAACATCGTTTTGGCGGTCAGAATAAAGATACTTGGCAGATGAACATTGAAGGCGCTTGTGGCGAATGTGCTTTGGCTAAGTACTTGAATGTCTTTTGGTCTAAAGGATCACATGGTGCTTTGGATGTTGACAAGTATAACGTCAGAACAACACACCACGAAAACGGTTGTTTGATATTACACGCAGACGATAAAGATGATGTCATTACTTATTTAGTGGTAGGTTTACACGGTGAGTACCGCATTGCAGGTTATATATCAGGCAAAGATGGCAAGCAACCTGAGTATTGGAAAGATCCGCAGAACAGCCAACGGTGGGCTTACTTTATCCCGCAGAACAAACTTAACTATGACCACAAAGAATGAAAAAGAACACTTCAGAAAACTCGCAGAATTCGGTTGTGCGCTATGTTACAAGCTTGGCTACGAAGGGACTCCAGCGGAAATCCATCACATTAGAAGAGGTGGCATACGAAGCAAGTCTCCTGTTATCCCGCTCTGCAT